GAACTTGCTTTCATCGCCGATCACCGACAGGTTTTTCGCCGCGACCTGGATGCCGAAGGCCTCGACCAGTTCGGGCGTGCGCCGCACCATCTGCCGCGCCGGCTTGAACACCTCCCAGGCCTGCCGTTCGGTGGTCGCACCGCAATACACCTCAGCGCCAAATTCACCATCCATCACCAGCATGTACAGGCCGACGCCGGCGGCCAGCACGCTCTTGCCGTTCTTGCGCGGCACCTCGATGTAAACCTCGCGGTACCGTCGGCGGCGGGTCTTCTTATCGACCCAACCGAAGATGCTGCAGAAGATGAACAGCTGCCACGGCTCAAGCTTGATCAGCTCGCGCAGCGCCGCCCATTTGCCCTTGGCGTGCGGCAGCAGCTGGATGAAAACCGCCACCTGCTCGGCCATGTCGCGGTCGAAGGTCCAGCGAAAGCCGCGCCTCTTCGACTTGGCCAGGTCATCCAGGTGGAACTGACAGGCCCGGCGCACGTACTTGCATGCTGCGATCTTGCCGGCCACCACGTCGCGGGCGTACTTGTTCGCCGCGTTTACGTTCGGGTAGCTAGCCATGTCCTAACTCACTTCGAGGCCCGCCCTCCTTTGAGCACGATGAACGGGTTTTCTGGTTTCTCCGGCCCGCCGCTGCCCATCAGGCGAGCACGGCTGGCCGGGTCCAGCCCGAGGGCTGCCCCGAAGCTGGCCAGCTGACGCAGCGCCTCATTGATCACGGTGCAGGCGGGGTTTTTCTTGAGCACGCCTTTGGCGTCCACGACGGTGATGCCATTGCTGGCCACTTCTTCCTCGGCCAACCGCCATCGCTCGTAAGCGGCGCAAAAGACCGCCAGGTTGTGCGTGTCGGTGCGGGTCATGATCCCGGTCTGGGTCAACCACGGCGCAATGGCGACCCACATTTCAACGGCCCATTCCCCCAGCCACTCCGGGGCGTCCGGGGTTTCCGCCAGCGGCGCCGGCGCGGGGCCATCCTTTTTGAGTTTTCGCTTGCCGGGGTTGCCCTGCAGCAGCTTGAGGGCGGTAGGTTTCGCGGGTCGCCCCATCGTTCAGGCCTCCCGATTTTCTGAAATGCGATTTTTTTTAATTTCGCGGGTGTGTGAAAAAGGCTGGGCGATCGGTGGAGAGAGACGAAAGCTGTAGAGATTTTGCCCCGCCCCCTTACTTGGCCGAATTTCGACCACTTTTCGCTAATTTTGCCCGCAGATTCTCGCCATCGATTAAGGCAGCCAGATGTATGAACGGACGCTCTGGCACTCCGTCAGCGGCATGCATGTATGCGTCAATTGCTGCCACTAGCTCATGTAGAACACGCGATATCAGCTCTGGAATTGCAAGCTTATGAATGTTTTTCCAGGAGTACAGCGCTCGATCCAGATGCCAGTCACCATGGCGGATCAGGTCGGTACTTCGACTGCGTCTGATCGCTCTTTCGCGCAAACGCATAGCCTCACGCGCCAAGCGCACGGCCTGACCGCGCCCGTGCCGACTCTGCCGCCGTTTTGGACTTGTGGCAGTTTTCATTGATGGCAAACAGGTTGGATGGGTCATTCGTTCCCCCTTCAAACTTCGGTATGCGATGGTCAACCTCTGTTGCCGGCAGTCGTCGACCGTTACAGTCATGGCACTGGCACAGATAGCGGTCACGTTTGAGTACTGCCTTGGCAAGCTTGCGCCACGCCCAGTCATAGCCACGCTGCTCAGCAGTGCCACGGCGCGGGTTGTTCCAACCAATTGCGAGCGAGGTATGCATACTGCAGTAACCGTGGCTTTCACTGGTCTTGCCGGGGCACATAGGCACTCGACATGGCCGCTTAGTTTTCGGTGGCATGACATCAACCCCCACTCTGTCGGACGGCCACGCGATCATAGTAGCCGCGCACTTTCTCGACCCCTAGAAAGCCCACAGCGCCACCGGCGAATGTCGCCATGCTCTGCGGCAGCCCAAGCCACTCCAGTAGAGGGACAAGTGACAGAGTCACCAATCCACACAGAGCGCCCTCCAGGTACATCTGGCGGCGGCTACCGCTACCGTACATGACACGCAGTACGGCGATACCGACGGACAAGCCGGCGGCATAAAGCTGTGGTTGATGTGCGATCAACCACGCGAGCACAGCGGACCACAGGCCCGGGTCCTTTTCTGGCATGTTCGGCATCTCGATTCCTCCCATTGCAGGGAGCAAAAATGAAAAAGCCCCGGCAGGTGCCGAGGCTCGGGGAGACATTCGCGCTTATCGCGAACTCAGGTTAAGGCCACTTCACATTTACGTTGAAGGACTCAGACGGGCGATTAACATCAAGATAATCATGACCACTCCACGTGAGCTCGACATCATCATGAGCCACACCTTCGAAGGACTGCGTGATCGTCACGAAACCAGCGCTTTGCAGCAGTCGCAGATGGTAATCAAGCACGTCCCACAACTCTTCACTTGTCATTGAGGAGGCATGTTTGCTCTGCCCCAAGCTCTCCTTCAGCTGGTGCCTCGCAAGTCCCTCGGCATCCTCTACCTGCTCCAACAACAGCAACAAGGTTACGGCCAGATTGGTGTTCCTTTTCATACCTGATCCCTCGGTGATGGCATCAAACTGCCAGCCATCGAGTTTATATCTGCTGCGACTGGAAACTCTATCTCTTGAACGCAAAACCCCGGCTCAGTGGCCGGGGTTTTTCGGTCAATCCTCTGAAAAGCGCAGGAATGACAGGATGGGAGTAATTTCGCTCACCCGCTCACTGATGTCAACAGGCAATCACGCGGCCTCGTCCATCAATAGTCCCTCAGCCTCCAGAAGCAACCGAACTTCGGCCATCGCGTCGTTGACCATACCGTCAAGTTTCTCGTTGATACCCTGCCTCCAGCGTCGGCGCGTTGGCTCCGGCGTAGCGTCGAGGTCCCAGGTGTTCATGTCGTAGAAGCTGTCCGGCAGGATGATCACATCCTCTTCGAGCGCCTCGATGCGCTTCTTCGCGGCATGGCCGGCGGCAACCGCAGCGTTCACAGCGGCCTCGCGGCGCCATGGCGACGCATCAAGCGGGATGTTCACCGAAACAGATTGCGGGGCTTTGCGGCGCGCGCCCTTAAGCTTCGGAATGGCCCAGGCAGTGACTGCTTTGTAGATGAAGAGCGCCGAAGCCGGGCTCGCGATGAGCGGCCTTACCAGCGTAATGGCCTGCACCTTCTTGGCCTTGTTGGTGCTGTACTTGGCGACCAAGGCATCCCAGTGCCTGCCCTTGAGCATGTGATGCAGGCGCGCCGACAGCCAATAATCCACTTGAGCCCGGTCAAATCCACCCGAGTTACCGCCAAGCGAGGCGAGGCACCCGCCCTCTTCTTCTACCGACCTGTATAGCTTCTGCCACGCCTGGCCTTTCGCAGCTCCCTTCTCTCCTGCCGCCAGAGCGGCAACTACTGCACCCGATACGCTGTTGTAAATCATCCCTTTCCCCTCAATCCCCGGTGTAGTTGGTGCCGCCGGCGCCGAGCCGGTTGCCTTCCTGATATCCAGCCTCCGGCCCGCCGGCCTGAGGTCTTTTAAACTGCTCGATCTGTCGCGTCGCGGCCTGCAGCCTCATGCTGAGCTGGGTCACCAGTTCATCCAATGCCAGGGCCTCGCCGGTTGCAGCCGCTACCCAGCCTGAGGCGCTGCAGCGGTCGCAAGACAGATCGTGAAATACGCCCTTGATGACAGCCTTTCCGTAGCAGCCCGGACATTGAGTCAGTTCGATCACCGTCTTCTTCAGGGCCGGTCCGTGGCTCTTTTTCATGCTTTCGAATCCTCGCTAGTAACAAATTCGGTAAGGTCGCTCGAAGCCGCGCCATTAGCGGGCTGCGCGCCGTTATGAGAAATCTCGGATAAGGCCTCTGTAAGGCCGTGAATGGCACCGAAGCCAATGCCGTCTAACCAGGCGTGCCACTTCTCCAGGGCTGCCCGGCGCTGCTGCATGGCCTGGGTGTGGATGTAGGTGCTGGCGATCTTGCCCAGCGAGTGATTCAGGAGCATCTCGCCGATGTGGCCGTCGATGCCGAGGTCGGTCCAAGTGCTGCGGGACACCTTGCGTAGGTCGTGACTGGTCCAAGCGCCCTGCCCCAACCGGGTGAAGACGGCACTGGCTTGCGTCTCGCTGAGCGGCAGCCCGCGTCGACTCGGGAACAGGTAGGCGCCCTGGTAACCCTGAGCCTGCTGAGTCGCCCTGTACCGGGTCAGCAGTGCTTGCAGTTGGGCGGTCAGAGGCAACCGGTGCTC